GTATTCTTCTTATTCTCAACAAAGTACCTAATGATGGCATATATCATCAACGACTTACCAGAAGCAGTTGGAGATACGAGTAACTTTCGATTATTTCTAAGAGCATCATAAACACCATCAATCTGATAATCTCTAGGTTTATGTTTAGAGATAGCAGTCATATAATCCTTTACACCTTCCTTAGAGATCCTATCATTAACCTCAAAAGGAAGACCGTAATACTTACTCTCTACAAATTCGTAAGTATACCCATGATCCTTACAAAACTGTACTATTCTATCTAATAATCCAATATAAACTTCACCACTCTGAGTATTGAATAACCTTATCTTTCCGTCCCAATATTTCTTTTGGTACGTGGGCATAAACTTAGCACCAGGTACTTCAAAGGTGAATTGATCCGCAAGTTCATAATAAACGTGCGGTTCTGCTTCTACTTTTAAGTAGACTTCATTCTTCTTTGATATAATCAAATGACTCATAATCCTATACCAATGTAGGATTATTTAGAGCGTTCTACATTCCTTTAAATTTATCCAATCCCAATATTGTACTTCCAGCAGCAGCACCAAATCTTATTGCCTTGGTAGCCAAATTAAGTGTGGTCTTAGGAAATGTTATGGCAGTTGAAAGAGCATGTTTCCATGCATGGCTAGTCTTTTTCTCCTTTGGTTTGGCCATATCATAAATGGCATTACTAGTACCATAAGTAATGCCCTTATTAAGAACTGTTCCTGCTACATCTTTAGCCGTCTTTAGATGTTTGATTAAAGCAGGATTTTCATTCAGTACCGAATATGATTCTGTTTTAAATTCTTTAAAACTTTTCATTATCCAATGATGGTATCAAACCAATCTTGACTCATACCTGAAATAATCTTATCTGCTGCTTCTGCGTCTACAGCATACTTTTCTTCAATAAGATGTCCCACAACTTTCTCATAGTTCTCGTGGATCTTCTTGCTTTCTTTTGGAGTAGGTTTCATCTTCTAATATTAGATCTACTCATGTATTTATAATTTTACCACCACGAAAAGCTTAATGTAATTCTAGGTTCCTTTATAATTGGGTTATGATATATTCCCTTTTTAATCAATATACCATCACCTGGATTTAAATCTATAGTTTCTGGTAGAGTTAATGATACAGGACCATTCTGTTTATTATCATCTAATTCATATGACACTTTACCAAATACTTGAATAAGTAAAACATCTAGTGGATCTTTATGTCTTCCAAATGTTGGACTACCAGCACCTAAAGAAGTATAGACATGTAATTTTGTAGTCTCATATTCAGAACATACTCTATCAAAGACCTTCTGTAAATTACCTGGTAGATATAAACTCTCAAGAATATATGTAGGAGCAGTTTTTTCTTTAATTAATGATTTATACTCATCATGTACACAATCATAATCAATCTTATTAATTACATCATTCCATGATATATCCTTACAATAATCAAATTCTCCTTTTAATAATTGATACATGTTACATACCTGCTTGGAACTTATTCCACTCTATTGCGTTTTTAATTTGAAATGTTCTATTAGAAACATTTTTGATAATTTCTTCTAAAAATTTCAATGTAGTGTCATAATATCTTATCTTAAGATCTATCTTTGTCATTTTCTCATCTGCCTCCATATGTCTTTGTATAGCATCCTTTTCCCTTACCTTATATGGAAAAGGATCTTCTACATATACCTCTGCTGGTGCTTTACCAGTATAATAGTTATATCTTTCTAATCTTGTTTTATTATATTGTTCTCTTGCTTTTTCACGCAACAAAGTAACAGTGTTGTAAACTGTATAATATTTTGAATGTAATTGTGGAATTTTTAAAGATTCATCATGTAGATTATCAGGATCAATGACAGCATCACGCTCCCACATTTCCTGAATTTTATCAATGTTCATAGACTACTTGTAAGTTCGTATATTGTGTATTTGAAGGTTGCTTGTGCTGTAAAATACTGTACATCAGTAGTTGTAGCATCAAATTCTAAAGATGTTAAAGAGATTGGGAATAGATCTTTAAATTTAACCTTTGCTATTTCTCTAAGATTACTATTTAATATTCTAAGAGTACCATCACAAAATGCTTCATTCAAATCTCTTTGGTCAGCACTATCAGTTGTTATGTCTTTAAATTGTTTTGTTGTTTCTGGAAAACCTAATCCAACTAACCAATTATAAATTGACATATAGTTTTCCATATTCTCATCAACTAAGAATTTTAAAGTAAAATCCCCAAAACTTAATTTCTCGCCAGGTACATCAATGTCTTTTAGATATGATGGTTGTGTAGCAGTTGCCAAAGTTAATTGTGGAATTATAGCACTATTAGAGAAAAAATCAACCTTAGTATATTTTGCAAGGTTAAATTTAAAAGCTACCGATGAAAGGTAGTTTCTATTTTCTATTTGTGTCGCAAAGGCTTTGGATGACATTATCTTTTTTTACTATTTAGATTTAATTTACAGTTAAATTAAATGATATAGAAATCCTATCATCATCAGTCATATTTGGTTTAACACTATGATCTAATGATGATGGAAAAATATACATATTACCAACTTCAGGTTTTCTTCCAACTAAATCTCCACCATGATATCTTTCAACAATAAAAGGATTCCCATAAGCAACACTAGGTCTAGGATCTCTAAACGCAATATCCCCACAATCTCCTTTTGGAACTTTAACATAATATACTCCAGATAAATCGCATCTTGGATGATTATGTATACTATTAAAATTATACTTTTTACTTATATTAAACCAAATGTCCAATTTATTTAATTCCATAATAGGTGGATTAAATGGTAATATTGGTATTATATCACCAAATTTTTTTACTAATGGTTCAAAATATTTAAGATTATCATCCTCTAATCCATAATAATCACTATGCCATCCACCATTATTAGATGCTTGAGTTCCATTATCTATACTTTGTAATTCGTATGCGTTGTTTATTAATTCTTCATTATCAATATCATCTATCTTAATTTGAATTAATGGTGTTTGAAATAATAGTTGATGTTCTGTTTCATATTTTCCATCAATAATATATGGAGGCAATTCAATATTACCTGGCAACTGTCTATTAGCTGGCATCATACATACCTCTTTCAAGTTCTCCTTCAAATTTAACATTCCATGCTATAGATATTCTAGTCTCTTCAGATTCACTTGGTTCTACCATATGCTCAAGATATGGTGGGAACATATAAAAATCACCTGCTTTAGGTGTTCTATGATGCAGACCAGACATATTCCAGTTTTTTACAAAAGGGTCTAAAGACATTACTGGTCTTGGATCTTTATAAACAAATCTTCCACAATCTTTTGGGCATTTTACATAATAAATTCCAGATACACTTGTACCAAATGCATCTATGTGATGGTGCATTTGATTCCAGTCACCTTTATTATTAATATTAGCCCACATAGTCATAACAGAATCATTTGGTATATTCTTGAATTTAATTAAAAGTAAACTTTCTCTTATCGCAAAAACTAAATCCATGAAAACTGATACGTCTTCACCCTGTTCTTGTAAATTGCTAATAAAAGGACTTTGCCATCCACCATAATTTGATACTGTTCTACCAGCATCCTTTTCTTTAATATCAAGTATCCATTTTTCTAAGGCATTATTATCAATATGTTTCAAGTTACCATGCCAAAATGGAGTAGCAAAAAGAGTATCTTCTTTTAAATCTTCTTTTTTATAATCCATCGTTCTTTTTTAATAACATTATAGCACAAGTAGACAAAAAAAGAGACCCCCGAAGGAGTCTCTTTATTAAAGGAATTATATCCTTTCTTCTTACATGAGGTTAGCAACCTTAACTCTTCTGTAGTAACGGTTTGTGTTACGTGTGAGTGTTCCAAGTCCCTGTGTAGTACCTTGTGAGAATGGGTTCTCGACGATGCCGTAGCGAGTCTTGAATCCAATTTTTGGTTGGAATGTATCCTGACCAACCGCACGAACCATCTGTAGTGGAACGTATGGGCAGTAGAACAGTCCAGCGTCATAAGGTGAAGAACCCTTGTATCCAAC